ATGGCTAACCGCTACGCGCTTCGGATCGACGAGCCGAACAGTTGGACCGTTTTCGACATCTTCACAGGCCAACCCGCCGAGTTCGAGAAGAAGATGATGGTCAGCATCAAGACGCGCCGGGCGGAAAAAATTGTTGGTGAACTGAACATTCAGGACGCCAAGCGGCGGGAAAAGGCCGGCCGGCAATCCTGATTGGTGAGACCCATAATTCGGTTCAGGGCTCCTGGCCCGGTCATGTGGGGCAACCGCCGAATGTCGACTGCCTCCTGCAGTCATTTCACTTGAAAGGATAAGACCCATGAGAACCATGAAAACACCGGATGCACCGCCGCTCGTGATGGCCGCGGTCGCCAAGTCACCCAAGATTATCTCAGCTCGGCTGACGATCAGAACCGACGAAGCAGCAAGGCGCAGGATCGCCGACACCGACGGCACTCTGAGGCGGGCACGCGACCTCGCGGAACGCAATCGCCTGATCTGAACCAGCCCTTCGTTGGCCCAAAGTGTCTATCGCAACAGCCGCCCTGGTGATTAGCGCCTCAAACTGCGATCCCCAGCGAGGTTGGGTTTGGGCGGGTACCCAGTGGGATAATGGCAATGGCAACTATCGAATTGATAACCGTTGAGGAGCGGCCCGGTCGCCAGCTTCTATTTAATGTTCGCGTGACCTCCGCAGCCGGCAAAATAGAACTGCCGATCGCCATTGAGGGCCAAGGATCTGACGCTTCGAATGAAACGACGGTTCTTCAGTTCGCGCTTGGTTTTGCCAAAGACCTAGAGGCTTCGGTCCGGCTTCGCCTTGGAGTGGAAAAATAGCGGTCTCTAGCAGCGACGAGTCGCTGTGCCAATGCATCATCGGCGAGACGGTGCCGTCCAGAACGCCGATAAACGCCGACCGAAGCCTTGACCCTGCTTTAATTCCCACCAAGGCGTGGCTGAATACCTAGCCGCGGAGTTCCTTCGCTGCGCCCTTAATTTCGTCTCTGTGCATCGTTCTCGCCTTTTTAGCAGCGAAGTCTGCTTACGGCCGCCGGGCAAGCTAGCTCCAATGGCCGGGGGGGCGCATTGCGGTCATTCGTGACTCGGTCAAACAGTGCGATGGTCTGCCCTCAAACTAGACCTCACAATCAGCAGGTATTGCGGCGCTGGCGTTCCCACACAACCGGGAACCCTCGCACTAGTGGCTGTAATTGCATGGTCTTAGACTGGCGGCCATCAAGGATCGCTTCGACCAAGTCGGGTGCCAGCAGCGTTAGTCGGAGCATGTGTCCGACAAACGATCGATCGAGTCCTATTGCTTCGGCAAGTTCGGAGACGGTGGCAAATCGACCGGCATCCAATTGATGCTTCCAATCAAATGCCTGCACCACAGCCCGCAGCAGCGTGTTGTCGACGCGTGGGCGTGCAGCCTGCCATTGTTCCTGGGAACCAGGCGAGACCACCAGCTTGCGACCACCACGCTTTCTGATCGCCAAGGGAAGGCGGACGATGAGGATTTCGCCGTTGTCGCTCAATTCTGGGCCGGCCATCACGCTGCCCTCCCCAACTCGCGTCGGGTTTGCAATTCGGCAACAAGGCTTTTGATTCCGTCCGTTCGCAGACGGATTGAAACACCCTCGGGGCTGACGTCGATCCGTTGGACCAGCAACTGAATGATCCGGGCTTGCTCTGCAGGAAAAAGTTCGTCCCAAAGGGAATTGAATTCGAAGAGACGCTCTCGAATCTCTGCTTCGTTGGCGCCATCGCCTTGTTCTCGAAAAGCCGCCCATGTCTTCACGATCATCTCAGGCTGGCAGAGCATCTCCCTGACCTGATCGATCACTGCACCTTCGATTTCCGCAGCGGGCAATCGCCTCACGGTGCAGGTTTCAGGCCCGAGCTTCTGCACACTGGTCGTCACGTAATAGCGATAGAGGCGACCCTTCTTTCTCGTATGGGCAGGCGTCATTGCGTAGCCGTTCGGGGCGAATATGAGACCTCGGAGAAGCGCTGGCGTCTGCCGCCGGCAATGCCCTGCCCGCTTGCGTGGGTCTTCGGCAATGATTGAGCGGACCTTGTCCCATAGATCGCGACTGATGATCGCCTTGTGCTCGCCCGGGTAGCTGGCGCCTTTGTGGACGGCCTCCCCGATGTAGACCCGGTTGCTCAGCAGCTTGTAGAGCAGACCTTTGTCGAAGGCCTTACCATTCTTGCGCCGGAGCCCCTCGGCGGTGAGCGTTCGAGCCAAAGTGGTCGCTGACCCACTCTGAAGAAATCGCTGGAAGATCATCCGGACAGTTGCAGCCTCCTCTTCGTGAACGATCAGCTTGCGGTTCTCGACGCGGTAGCCGAGCGGCACATTGCCACCCATCCACATGCCCTTGCGCCGAGACGCCGCGAACTTGTCCCGGATGCGCTCGCCGATCACCTCGCGCTCGAATTGAGCAAACGACAGCAGGATGTTGAGCGTCAACCGTCCCATCGATGTGGTGGTGTTGAAGGACTGGGTGACCGAGACAAAGGTGACGTCGTTGGCCTCGAATGTCTCGACCAGCTTGGAGAAGTCCGTGAGAGATCGAGAGAGCCTGTCGATCTTGTAGACGACCACTATGTCGATCAGGCCTGCTCCGACGTCCTTCAGCAGACGTTTCAAGGCGGGCCGCTCCAGCGTTGCACCAGACAGGCCACCGTCGTCATAGCGATCGGGCACAAGGACCCAACCTTCGGCCCGCTGGCTGGCCACATACGCCTCACAGGCATCGCGCTGGGCGTCGAGGGAATTGAACTCCATGTCGAGGCCTTCTTCGGAGGACTTGCGCGTGTAAACCGCGCAGCGGAGCTTTCTCACGGCCGACTTTGTCTCTGATGGCATCACCGGGCTCCCTTCTGGCTGCGCAGGCCGAAGAACAGCCAACCATTCCACCTGGTGCCGGTGATTGCCCTAGCGATGGCGGACAGCGACTTGTAGGGGCGCCCCTGATATTCGAAGCCATCGGCAAGCACGGTGGCGATGTGTTGCTCGCCCTGCCATTCACGCAGCAGTCGCGTGCCCGAAACCGGCATATTGTCCTTCCGGCTGCGTGAGCCCCGAGGCTCAAGTTCCTCCGCCAGGGCGGCAAGCCGTTTCAAAGTCTCCGGTTTCAGCCCGCCGTAGGCGAGTTCCTGGATGCGATAGGCGAGCCTGCTCTCCAAAAACTTTCTGTTGTAAGGAGGCGGTTCCGCGGCGAAGAGGTCACGCCACGCTGACTTGAGCGTGACGATGTCCATCGCCTTCAGTTCGGCAATTCGGGCCAGCACGTTGTCGGTCATTTGCAATTCTCCGTCGGTGAAGTTTCGACGGCACCACCGCTCTGGTTGGCGATGAAGTCCACGCAACTATTCTCCAACTCCGCAGATAGTTTGCTTGACTGTCGCGCCCGTAGACGCATCAGGCCGAGCACAAGCAGCGCGGCGATTTCCGTTAGGCGCTCAGAGGCGTCCATTAGGTCTGCATGAAGCGGGTTCGGCCCTGCCATTCGTTTCGATTCCGGTAGCTCTCGGTAAGGGAGCTTTAACCGTCAAAATCAGTGTCTCCAGCCCGACGCGAAACGCGGTGGAGTGCAGCGAAAAGAATTGTAATCGTCGGTAGCTCAACGCAGTCCAGGCACGTCTATCCAATGGCTGATTTGATTCCCGAAGGCTGCATATCGCTTCACATGGCTTACGCTCAGTTCGCTTCGGAGCTGTGGGAAGGTCATTCACCGCTCAACGACTTTTGCGAGAGGTTGACGTACACCGGCAGTCCGCGGGCAGTGGTTGAACGCTGCAAAGCATCGTTGGCCGCGTTGACCGACGTTGTCCTTGAAGAATTCAGGCGGGCCTTCGCCAGCGGCATGCTGAGTGCTTTGGTGAGGCCACGTGGCTCGGCGGAGAATTTTGTTATCCCGGAGGATAGCTGGGCGTCTGCGTTTTTTCCCGAACGTGCCTTCCTGAGCGAGGAGATCGTGCATGGCCATGCCGGCTACTGGAACAATCTCCTTGGTCGCACTCCATTCGTCAGGCGGTCGGAATTTGACCCTTGGCTGGTTCACAAGATCAGTCGAAAGCGCGATGCCAAAGCCATTCCATCTCCGGCCGTCCAATCGCTGCGATCGCACCTAACCGAGCTTGCCGCGGACGGGCTTTTATCATCGGTCGATGCCGAAGCCTTTGCTTCGAAATGGGGGCTGCTGCCGTTGGCCACAAGACCGGCAGACGGGGACCACGATCCAATGACCCAATCGCACTGGACGATGTGCATGGCCGCTACCTGGATCATGTGCCGCGAAGTGGGTGCGGTCCGCGAAGTGATGGATGGATATCGCAAGAACTGCAGCATTTGGACGTCGGTCAGCCATCGCATTCGCGGTGATGGCGGCCAAATTATTGAGATCGAGGGCGAGGAGTTAACCACGCGGCGCAACAGCAGCCTGTTCGAGCTTGGACTGCTGGAAGCCGTTGGTGAGAAGCCATCCAGCTATCCAACAACGACGTCGGTAAAGGATGCCGAGGGGCTACTTTGGGATCATCTTGGCAACGGCCACCTGGCCGCCAGTGCTCTTGGACGATCAGGTGAAATTGAATCGATATCGGCTGATCAATGGCCTTATCTGGTACTAGCCACCGACCGCTTCGGTGGCGACTACCTGTGCTCGAGTTATGATCCGCTCGAAAAATGCTATGAACGCGTCACACTTCGCAGGGCAGATCTTCTGGCCATTTGGCCTTCCAATCCGACGTTCGTCTCAGAGTTGCCTCCAGCACCAGAGCGGAGGCCGACCCGGCAACGCGACGGAAAGCTGCAAGCCACCGTTGACGCATTGAAGGAGTGCTACCCGAACGGCCTGCCCAAGGGCCTCGCCGTTAAACAACGGCTCGATCGAATCAATGCGTGGCACGTGGAGAGGGGAAATACGCCGGTGTCCTTTTCTACCATCCTGCGCGCGTTGGAGCGCATCTCATCGCACCAAGTGACGTCAACTGGCGTCAACTGAGCTGCTGGACGAGTTGGAAATTTGAGCCAGAGATACTCCGGGCCCATCGTGATCCCACGGCCGCGTCAATCCCGACGCGCCTCAGGGAAAGACCGATGACCAATCAAAAACCCTTTGGCTCCCCGATCTACCTCAATCAGCAAGAACTAGCAGCGCGCTGGCGCATCAGTGCAAGGACACTTGAACGCTGGCGCTGGCTGAAAGTCGGCCCTAATTTTTTCAAGCTGTCGGGCAAGGTCACCTATGCGCTCGACGACGTCCAGGCATACGAGCGCCGCCGCAGGGCGGAGACGCACTCCTCGATCCTCGGCTCGTGGGGTGACTAATGGCCATGGAAAAAGAAAACCCGGTGGCGCTTGGAGGCGCTTGCCGGGCTAGTGTCACGATGCCGGTGAGCAAACATGACGCGGAGACCAATAGGGCATCCTGCGTTGACCTTCAAGCTCGACTGCTGGTCGCACGATACATGTTGTCGGTGCCGCTCGCTGTTGCGATTGCTGAACTAGCTTTCTCCTCCGGGAGGGGCAAATGACGTTCCATCAGGAAAGCCTGGCGCGGCGCCAACAAGAAGATGAATGCCTGGAGGGGTGCGGATTTGCCTCGCGGAAACTCGTTCTCCCTGAACTGATCAACGAACAGCAATTTGATTGGCTGCTAAGTCAGGGCGTCTCGGTTCCGACGATTGTGCGGCCGAGCATGATCAAGGCGGCAACTGGGACCAAAGCTCCTGACGGGTTGTTCGAGCCGACGCCGGCTGGAGCCAGTTGGCTAGTAGTTGAGACGGAGCAGGATCTGGTCTTCTGGAATCCGAAGACGAACGTGTTTGCCACCGACTTCGGCAATGCCTTTGCCCTTGGCGAGGAGATGATCGGCGCCGCGGCCACCTACAGTTTCGACTGTGCTCTGAACATCTATTCCCATCCCATGGATTGGTTACGCGCGAAACGCGATGGGATCGTCGTTTTGCCGGATCAGTGGTACCGAGCCTTCGACAGGTTGCGAGATGCACCTCGGATCGCGCTCGCCGAGAGCCTGCTACCAATCTATCGGCGACACATGCGGCCGGCCCGTTTGCCTGAACTGTTCGTCATGACGTCAAACAGGGAGGCGGTCGCATGCTGAACCATAAGCCCGTCCCTGTCGAAGATTATGAGCGGGCTCAGAGGAAGTCGGCCGGCTTCGCGCGGACCAAAACCACCACCCTCATGGCAACGGTATTTCCACCCATTCGCTGGGTAGTGCCCGACTATGTGCCGGAAGGTCTCGCCATCCTCGCTGGCCGTCAGAAGCTGGGCAAGACATGGCTGGCGATTGACATGGCAGTTGCTGTTGCTTGCGGCGGCGCTGGCATGGGCACGATCATGTGCGAGCAGGGTGACGTCCTTTACGTTGACCTGGAGAACGGTCCTCGTCGTATCCAGAGGCGGATTGAAACTCTCCTTCCGGATGCGCGTCTGCGCCCCGATCTTTCGCGCCTGGAATGGGTCACAACGGCTCCGCTTCTCAACAACGGCTTCATCGACGCTCTCGACCACTGGCGCCTCTCAGTCGTCAAGCCGCGACTTGTCGTGATCGACGTTCTCCAGCGCATCAAGCCGCCGGGCAATAGCAACCAGAATGCCTATGAGAGTGACTACGCGACTTTGTCGCCGCTGCAACGATGGGCGACCGAGCACGGCGTTGCAGTGATCGCGCTTCATCATACGAAGAAGGGTGGTGCCGACGATCCTTTGGAAGCCCTGAGCGGATCCAACGGCATGTCGGCCTGTGCTGACACAACCTTGGTGCTGGATAGGGATCAAAACGGCACTACCCTCTATGTCCGCGGGCGAGACGTCGAGGAGAAGGAAAGCGCGCTGACGTTTGTTGGTGGCATTTGGACCCTGTGCGGCGAGGCAGCAGATGTTCGCCGCTCAAGTGAACGCGGTAACATCCTGGCAACATTGGAAGAGGCATCGGAGGAGATGTCACCAAGCGAACTCGCACATGTTACCGGCATGAAGCACGGTAACGTCAGAAAGCTCCTCCATGTCATGGCAAAGGTTGGCGAAGTGCGGAAAACCGGGCGCGCGAAGTACATTCATCCGAGAAACGCCTCTTGAGAATTCATTCCGGCCACCCCCCGGTAACAGCGGTAACACGGTAACATCAGGGCTATCCCCGAAGGAATTCGGTTGGGTAGCCCATCAGCTAAAGTTACCAAGTTACCGATGTTACCGGGGTCTGGTTCGGCGATCGCTGCGGGGAACGAACGTCTGCGAACATCTGTCGGAAAATGTCGTCCTTACAGCAACTTAGGCGTTGCTGTAGAATCAAATCATGAAACTCGACGCCGCAATTTCGATCAGCTACCGCCCGACATCGGCGCTCATCCCCTACATCAAGAACGCCCGCACGCATTCGGAGATGCAGGTCGCACAGATCGCTGCATCGATGCGTGAGTTCGGCTGGACAAACCCGATCCTCGTCGATGGCGAAAATGGCATCATTGCCGGCCACGGACGCCTGCTTGCCGCTCGTAAGCTCGGCATGAACGAAGTGCCGGTGATCGAGCTGACCGGCCTCAGCGAAAACCAGAAGCGAGCACTGGTCATTGCCGATAACAAGCTGGCGCTCAATGCCGGATGGGACACTGAGACACTTGGCCTCGAACTCGTCGATCTCGGTGAGTTGGGATTCGACCTGGCGTTGACCGGCTTCGACGAGGCCGAGATCACAGCGCTGACCAGCAGCGCCAATCCGGGCCTGACCGACCCCGATGATGTGCCAGAAACTCCAGCGACGCCCACGTCCCTACCCGGCGATGTTTGGGTGCTGGGCAGGCATCGTTTGATATGCGGTGACAGCACCAATCCGGCCGACGTCGAGCGCGTGCTCAATGGCGTTAAGCCACACCTACTTGTTTCGGATCCTCCGTACGGGGTCAGCTACGATCCCGCCTGGCGCGAGCGGCTCGGCGTTCCATCGGATGCGCTCGCCAAGGGCGCCGTTCTCAATGATGATCGCTCCGACTGGCGAGAGGCGTGGGCCCTGTTTCCGGGCGACGTCGCGTATGTCTGGCACGCGGCTCTTCATTCGGCCTCGGTCGTCACCAGTCTTGAAGCCAGCGGCTTCGCCGTGCGCGCCCAGATCATCTGGGACAAGACCCGGCTGATCATCGGCCGCGGTGACTATCACTGGCAGCACGAACCCGCCTGGTACGCCGTCAGGAAAGGCAAGAAGGGCCATTGGACAGGCGATCGTAAGCAGACGACGGTCTGGGCCATTCCTCACCGCAAATCGGAAACAGGCCATGGCACGCAAAAGCCGGTCGAATGCATGCGGCGCCCGATCGAGAACAATTCCTCGCCGGGCCAGGCTGTCTACGAACCCTTCTGCGGTTCCGGGACGACGATCATCGCGGCTGAGATGACGGGTCGCGCGTGCCATGCGATCGAGTTGGACCCGACATATGTCGACGTTGCCGTGCTGCGCTGGCAAGCCTTTACAGGCGAGGGAGCGATCCTGGAGGGCGACGGCCGCACCTTTGCTGCCGTCCGCGTACAGCGGGCCAAGGAGGCCGCGTGAATGGGCAGAGCATCGCACAAGCCCGATGATGCATCCCGGCGCCAGGTCGAGGCACTGGCCGGCTACGGCGTGCCCGAGACAGGTATTGCCGACATGGTCGGGATCGATCCTAAAACGCTTCGCAAGCACTATCGGAAGGAACTGAGGATTGGCCATACCAAGGCCAACTCCGCTGTCGCGCAGAGCCTGTTCCGCAAGGCTACCGGTGAAGGCCATCAATCGGTCACTGCAGCGATCTTCTGGGCCAAGACCCGGATGGGCTGGAAGGAAACGGTCGTCAACGAACAAGCCGGCGAGCCAATACAGACGATCACCAGGGTGATCATCGATGCGCCCGACCGGCAACGGCTGAAAGCGACGGACTCCCCGGCGGCGCTGAAAGGACCCGCTCACGGTAGCGGCGACGATTGATCTTCCAAACCTGAGGCTCTGCCGTGGCCACACTGAGCATCCAAACCGCGCAGATCTTCCAGCCGCTGCTGGCGCCGGCTCGCTATAAAGGGGCGCATGGCGGCCGCGGATCGGGCAAGTCCCACTTCTTCGCCAGTCTGATGATTGAGGACAGTCTCGCCGAACGCGGACTGCGATCAGTGTGTATCCGTGAAGTTCAAAAGAGCTTGAAGGAATCCGCCAAGCGGCTCCTGGAAGACAAACTCGCCGAGTGTCGCCTCGGTGAAGCAGCCGGGTTCAGGGTCTTTCGTGAGGTCATTGAAACGCCAGGCGACGGCGTCATCACCTTCCAGGGCATGCAGGACCACACAGCCGACTCCATCAAGTCGCTTGAAGGCTTCAAACGCGCTTGGGTCGAAGAAGCGCAGACCCTGTCATCGACATCATTGGCGCTGCTGCGGCCGACCATCCGAGCGCCCGGCTCTGAACTGTGGTTCTCATGGAACCCACGCCGAAAGACCGACCCGGTCGACGTCATGCTGCGAGGCCAGGAACTGCCGACAGGAGCAAGGGTCGTTCGCGCGAACTGGTCGGATAATCCTTGGCTGCCGCCTGAGCTAGAAACCTGAGGCTCTGCCGTGGCCACACTGAGCATCCAAACCGCGCAGATCTTCCAGCCGCTGCTGGCGCCGGCTCGCTATAAAGGGGCGCATGGCGGCCGCGGATCGGGCAAGTCCCACTTCTTCGCCAGTCTGATGATTGAGGACAGTCTCGCCGAACGCGGACTGCGATCAGTGTGTATCCGTGAAGTTCAAAAGAGCTTGAAGGAATCCGCCAAGCGGCTCCTGGAAGACAAACTCGCCGAGTGTCGCCTCGGTGAAGCAGCCGGGTTCAGGGTCTTTCGTGAGGTCATTGAAACGCCAGGCGACGGCGTCATCACCTTCCAGGGCATGCAGGACCACACAGCCGACTCCATCAAGTCGCTTGAAGGCTTCAAACGCGCTTGGGTCGAAGAAGCGCAGACCCTGTCATCGACATCATTGGCGCTGCTGCGGCCGACCATCCGAGCGCCCGGCTCTGAACTGTGGTTCTCATGGAACCCACGCCGAAAGACCGACCCGGTCGACGTCATGCTGCGAGGCCAGGAACTGCCGACAGGAGCAAGGGTCGTTCGCGCGAACTGGTCGGATAATCCTTGGCTGCCGCCTGAGCTAGAA